GTCGGGGGTGAGCTGTGAGCGCCGCCACGCTCTACGGCCTGCCGGTGGTCGTCAACGACGCCAGCTACCCGCACATGTCACCGTCGCCGGAGTTCTGCCGGCTGCAATCGCCCGAGCTGGTGGCCGAGACCGCCGCGTGGATGCGGCAGTTCTTCGGCAGCACTAAACTGCTCCCTGACGGGCAGATCACCCATGACAAGATCCACAGTCGGCTTTACATGAACAGCACCACGCTGCGCCAGCTGGAAGCCGCGCTCCTCACGCAGAGGTTTCCATGACCACCCAGCCCCCGCTCGTCATCCCCCGCCTGGTCGCCCCGCGCATTTCGGCGCGCCATGCCACGCCCGACCGCCTGGTGGCCGCTGTGCGCTGGGACTATGAAGTCGGCCTGCTGTCCATCGCCCAGTGCATTGAGCGCTACAGCACCCTGCTGGCGCACGACACCGTGCGCGATATCTGCGCCGGCCGCATCCACCCTGACGTCAAGGCGTCGCGTTTGAAATTACTTTGGAGATAATTATGAGCGTATTTGAAGTGCATGGCGGCCCAGTGGACCGCCGCTATCTGATGAAAAAGACCAAGGACGAATTGGCCACCTTGGTGCTGGACCTGCTCCGCCAACGTTGCGCCGTGATCGAAGCCGCTGCGCAAAAAGCTGACGGCGAGGGCTACCACTGCCTGGCCGACGATATCCGAAACTTGAAAGGTTAATCATGATGCGAATTAAACTATTCCTGCTTTTCATCGCCTTCGCCCTGCTGGCGCTGGTGCGCCCGCGCAAGTGTCTGGAGCTGTTGGAGGCGGCGGACAACTGGGCAGAAATGACCCGGCTCAACGCGGCGGCCCGTGCGCGGGTGGATGCGGCCATTGCGCGCGGCACGAAGTTGACCGAGACGCGGGTGCCGTTGTGAGCTACGACTTGCACCTCGGGGATTGCCTCCAGCTCATGCAAGACCTCCCCTCCCAATCCGTCGACATGATCATGTGCGACTTGCCGTATGGCACCACGGCCTGTTCCTGGGATTCGGTCATCCCGTTTGAACCGCTGTGGGCCGAATACCGGCGCGTGCTGAAACTAGACGGCGCCATTGTTCTGACGGCGGCGCAGCCTTTCACCTCGGCCCTGATCTCCAGTAACTTGAAGGACTTCGCGTACTGCTGGTACTGGAATAAAAGTAAGGTTACGGGCTTCGCCAACGCGAAGAAACAGCCCCTGCGATGTGTAGAGGAAGTGGCGGTGTTTTACCGTAAGAAGCCGACATACAACCCCCAAGACTTGAAGCCGTTCGGCAAGATCGTCAACAAAGGCAAGTCGGCCGGCGGCGCGACGGTGCAAGGCAACGAGGTAGGGAACGGCAAGGGCGCGCTGCGCAGCGGCGCCGACTATGTCCAGGAGTTCACGAATTACCCCAAGCAGGTGCTGCAGTTCGTCTCGGAGACCAACACCGTCCACCCCACGCAGAAGCCCGTAGCCCTCATGGAGTACCTGATCCGCACCTATACCAACGAGGGCGAGCTGGTGCTGGACAACTGCATGGGTAGCGGCACCACGGGCGTGGCCGCGATCAATACCGGGCGGCGCTTTATCGGCATGGAACAGAACCCGGAATATTTCGCGATCGCTCAAGGCCGTATTGAGACCGCGCACCTGGGAGACCTGATATAATCCCGCCCTCGTCCAGTTTCCAGATAGGTCTCGGACCAAAGCCCGCCACGTGCGGGCTTTTTCTTTTTGTGCTTGCGCTCGTCTTGGGCGGTGGGATATGCTGACGGCAGTTCGGAATTTTCCGAGCCTCGTAGTACTTACTCAGGAGTAACAAAATGCAGAACGGACGCACTCGGGCGATCACGACCCGGTATAACGGTTACGCTTTTCGGAGCCGTTTAGAAGCAAGGTGGGCAAAATTCTTTGACCATCTCGGCGTTAAATGGGACTACGAGCCAGAAGGATTTGAGCTCGGCAACGGTCTCCGATACCTCCCTGATTTTTGGCTCCCGGACTGGGGCATGTGGGTCGAAGTCAAGCCCAGTGCGATTGACGCGGTGACACGCGAAAAGGCCATTCGCCTACTGCAGCATACGGGCCAGCCCATCTACTGCACCGAAGGCATGCCCGACCGCAACGGCGTGCTTTTCTACCAAGACGGCTTTGGCGAAACGGCAGAAATACCGGCTTATGCTTACTTTCAAAAATCAAGTTTCAGCCCTAATTGGCGTGTTATCTTGGGGTTCGGCGAGGTGCACGCAGAGCACCGGTGCGCTAACTTCGCGCTGCACAGCGCCCCGTTCAAACAGGAAGTAGCCGACAAGGGGGTCACGCTTCGTGAGGGGCCATTCCAAGACGCGCTGTTCTCCGCGCGTAGCGCCAGGTTCGAGTTCGGTGAGAAGGGCGGTGCTGCATGAGCGCCGTTCCCGAAACCCTGAACCTTTCCCTCGTCGCCGGCCAGTACGTCAAGCTCGGCTGGGCGCTGGTTCCGATCGACAGCGGCACTAAAAAGCCGAGCGGCGCTGGGTGGAACCAGCGGGAGCGCTGCATTACCACCATAGCCGGATGCCGGCGCATCCGGGCGAACGTGGGCCTGGCCCATGCCTACAGCCGCACCTGCGTTCTGGACTTGGACGACTTCGAGCTCGCCACCGCTTGGCTCGCGGAGAACGGTATCGCCATGGCCGACCTGTGGGATGCGCTGGACGCGGTGAAGATCAACAGCGGCCGCCCGAACAAAGGCAAGCTGCTGTACCGCCTGCCGGCCGGCGTTGAGCCGCTGGTGTCGATCCACTTGCACGAAGAGGGGATCGAGCTCAGGTGTGCGACGATCGGGGGCAAGACCGACCAGGATCTGCTGCCGCCGTCAATCCACCCCGACACGGGCCGGCCATACGAATGGGTCTTCGACGATATGCTCGGCCACTGGAGCAACCCGCCAGAACTACCGGCCGCTGTGCTGGCGCTGTGGCGCAGCCTGGCGCCGCGCCGTGTCGATTCGTCTACAACCTCGGGCGAAGGTGACATTGAGGCGGCGAAAGCAGTGCTGGCGAAATTCAGCCCTGATATCGGCTATCACCCATGGATTCACGTCGGCATGGCCCTGCATCATGAGTTCGCTGGTGGGTATGAGGGGCTGGAGCTATGGGACCTGTGGTCGGCCCCCGGCGCCGAGTACAAGGGGATGGAAGACCTGGAGAAGCACTGGGTCACGTTCGACAACCACAAGAGCGGCGGCCTCCACACCCTCGAGACCTTGCGGGCTAAACTTCGCCAGAAGCCATCCACCCCGGACGAGTTTGACTCCTGGCTTGAGGAAGAGCCCCCGACGCCTGCCGAAGACGCCCCTGCCGACAACCAGCCGGCAGCGGTAGAAGCGCCGCCCGAGGAAAACAGTATGTTCGACGACCTGGGCCCGGATCCTGATGTAGTCGGTCGCGACCTATCCGCGCTCCCGGCGCCGGCGAAGAAAAAGGGCTTCGCCTTCTACACGGCGGCCGAGTTCCTCACCCTGCCGGCGCCCAGTTGGATTATCAAGGGGTTGCTGCCGCGCGCCGAGCTCGGCGTTATCTACGGCGGCAGCGGCTCGGGCAAGACCTTCGTGGCGCTGGATCAGGCCATGGCGATCGCGCGCGGCGTCGACTGGCGCGGTCACCGCACCACCCAGGGCCGCGTCGCGTACATCGCGGCGGAAGATCCGGGCGGCCTGACTGACCGCGTGCGGGCCTACTGCCACGAGCACCAGGTCGATATGGCGACGTTGCCCTTGCACTTCCTGCCGGCGGCGCCGGACTTCATGGACAACGAAAAGGAATCGACGGCTGGTGTGCTGGCGCTGGCGCGCGAGCTCAAGAAGCTGGGCCCACTGGCGGCGATCTACGTCGACACCTATGCCCGTGTCATGTCGGGCGACGAGAACGTGGCCAAGGACGCCGGCGCGGTGATCGCGAACTGCGCGCACCTGCACCGGGCGGCCAAGGGCGCGCTGGTGGTGCTGGTTCACCACAGCGGCAAGGACGGTGCGAAGGGCGCGCGGGGCAGTGGGGCGCTGCGGGCGGCGGCCGATGTGGAATACGAGGTGACCAAATCGACCGCGCGGCACACGATGACCGTCACCAAGATGAAGAACGGGCGGGACGGCGGACAGCTGCACTATAAACTGCTGCAGGTAACCGTGGGCGTGGATGAATATGGCGAGGACCGGACGAGCTGCGTAGTCGAGCACATGGCCGATAGCGTGGCGGCTGATCCGGTGCCGCCTGAGGCCAACAAAAAGCTTTCACCCGTACGGGCCAGGTTGCTGGAGCAGATGGCCGAATACGTGGGCGGTGAGGTCTCCATGGAGGACTTTATTCTTGACGTTCGGGCCATCACACCCCTGCCCGCGAGCGGGGTCGAGAGCCATAACTGGAGGGCCTTGATCACCAAGCCGCTGCGTAAATTGATTGACGAGGGCGCCATCGTTGAAATCCAGGGAATACTGAGTCTGCCAAAAACCGCATGCGATTAATTACCTCTACTTCTACTTCTACCAGAAAATTAGGTAGAAGTAGAAGTAGAGAAGCCCAGGTTTGCTGTTCTACCTTTCTACCTCTACTTCCCCCTGTCTAGAAGACAGGGGTAGAGGTAGATCGGTAGAGCACCTCCAGCAAGTAGAAAAAAGCAGATTGAATGGTGTAAGTAAATTTTTACAAGGACAAATAAAATGGCATGGTCAAAGGAAAGTCGGCACAGCCGTGGCTACGGTGCGGAGTGGGGCAAGACCCGGGCCCGGGTGATCGAGCGTGACATGGGCATGTGCCAGGAGTGCAAGCGTCAGGGCATCATCAAGGCGGGCCGGGACGTGGACCACAAGGTGTCGAAAGCGAAGGCCCGGCAGATGGGGTGGCGCGAGGACCAGATCGAATCGACAGCCAACCTCGAGTACCTATGCAAGTCCTGCCACGAGGAGAAGTCGGCGCGCGAGGAGGGCCGAGCCTACCGGCCCAAGGTGCAGATCGGCGAGGACGGGTGGCCGGTGGAGTGACAATTCGATAGAAACCATCCGTCACCGTGCGGTACAATCCGTCTGCCCTCCCGCAAACCCCGCAACGCGAGGCAAACATGGCAGACGAATCCCCCGACAAAATCCTCTTCGGCATTGGTGCCGGGCAAACCCGAGCCATGGTGCGACTGGCCGACGGCAGTTACGCCGACCGGATCGCAGTGGCAGCCGGCGCCGGCCTGGTGACCGACGAGACCGGGCAATACACGTTCGACCTGGGATCGCTCCCTTGCCGCCCCCAGTACGACGATGACGGCAACCAGGTGCTGGTGGTCTACGGCCCCGACACCGCAGGGCGCTACGTGTGGCGCATGTCCTGGTGGACGCCCGGTAACGTGTGGCAAGGCGATTCGGCGTGGACTGCCGGCATGACGCCACCAATCGCGATGCCGCCTGACGGGAGCCAAGCATGAACCTCGACGAAAACAACATCTACAAACGATTCGCCCGGCGCATTCCCAAGTTCCGGCGCAACTCGGCGGGCAAGACCGACGCCATCGTGAGCCCGGATGGCTCGCTGATCGTCACGGCCGATGCGGTGATGGAAGCCGGCCCGCAAGGCATGCAGGGTAACCCTGGCGCAACGGGTGCGCGCGGCGCCGACGGTGACATGGGCCCAGTCGGTCCCCAAGGGCCGCAGGGTGAAGTC